TAAATTTATATCGGAGAATTTATTATAGAAGTCTGTTATTTCTTTCTTTATATGAAAAAATGATAAAGCCGGTAGTCCTATTATCTTCTTACCGCTGAACGCGCAGAGAGATTCATTGAAGCTTCTCACTTCATTAAGATCTAAAAGATTAAATTGAGAAGTGCCTGCTGTAGACATTAGAATATTGGCGCCCGCGTCTTCAAGGTAGTCTATATATTTTGTAGTAGACTCTAACTCCAACTCTTCATTGGAGTCAAAGGATGGTGGAATGGGGTATACTGGAGAATCAAATATCATATTTCTTCTATTTGTCTCCGATATAATAACAAATGGTTTCGTCTATGTCAACACAAATATTCATTTGCTTAAACATTAAAGCCTCTCTTGAAATGCAGTGGGTTGCCCTTGCTGTGAGGGTAATTGTGTTCCATTAAAAAGTTAGTTATGGGAGACTTGAAGTACTTATTTTTCAAGCCAGGAAGGAGCCATAAAAATTCCTGCACAACACGTTTATCCAGTAGCGGGTACCGACCCTCGACCCCAACTCCGCCAGAAATGGATTCTTCTTTTGAGATGTAACTGGAGTTGGCGCCATAAAAGAAGTTCTCCCACGGAAAAACAGCAGAAAGATCTTCGGGAAACACCGCCGGATTGGGGTGGCCAAACGCATAGCTTTGGATGGTTGTCTGCACTTCGTCTCCCCCTTGCCCAGATGCAAGGATTCTAATTTTTGGGTTTAATTGTTTAACATGTCGTAGGATACTCATCAACCCGTGGGCGCCGGGATCATCTATTCCCTGGTGGGCATGCGTGGCTTCGTTTAGATCGGATCCGTAAGAAAAGTGGGCGCAGGTGTGAGAAATGTAGCTTCTTATATCCCCTCTTTCTCCTGGATCTAGGTTTTTTCGGAGAATCGATGGGAACGCCCCTTGCGCTTTGTCTTTTAGTTGGATACGGCTTTGTAAGATCTGGAAGTCTTCATCTCCGACGAAAGAGTATGATGTGAAGTCGATTCCCAACGCGCCACAAGCGCATGCAATTGCGCCACTGTCGTGACCACTGGATAGGCCGAGAATAATATCCCATTTAATATTGGTAAATCTTTTTGATATCGATGTCAAAAAAGCCTCAGACCAATCATCAAAAGTTGTCTTGTGCTGGTTCAAGTCGAATGTATAGACATCGGACACCCTTGTTGCCTCCATGGTTTCCAAATTAATTCTCACCAACGTATTGGGGTCACACTTTTGAGGCCTCGAAAACCCTAGGTGAATTAGGGCTTCCTTGTTAGAGCACAGGCCGAACGTATCACCATCAAATACACAGTATAAAGGCTTGATCCCAAATACGTCGGTGGTGTAATATACAGTATTCTTTGAAAGATCAACTATCACTAAAGCAAATTCTCCGTCTAAGTGTCGGACGAAGCTTTCTCCGTGCTCTTTATAACAGTCTACCACCATCTGAGCTTCGCAGTCGTAACCCCCTTTTTCTAAGTAGTTGTATATTTCTCCGTTAAATAAACAGATAATATCATCCACTATATATGGCTGTGGTGTATACTCGCCGGTCATGCTTAATAGTGAATGAATAAAAGTTAAATTCTTCGCTGCTCCATAAGTAACTGATGTTTTTTTTATTTCATCTGGTCCTCGATTTCGCAAACGTGATCCTCCCTCGAAATCCTCAGGCACTTCTTTGTTGGTTGTTAATATTCCGCACATTATGCTGTGTTCATTGGGGTCGTTATTAAGCCGTGGGAGGCTAGCCGTTTGAGTATATTTTGTTCCTCAGGCGGGTTATGGTTTACCTCATCCCATTCCTTGGGCCTATCTTGATAGTAGTGAGTTCGGGGGACGATTTCGGTGTCGAACCCAAACAGGGTAGGAGTCAGTGAGGCCTGCACACATAGCCCAACGCCGACGGAGCCAACCAGAAGGTTTTGAGAAAATTCACACCCTAAAAACTTTTTCAGATCTCTCATTTTACGATAGTCAAATAAAAACAATTCATTGCTGTCGTGAGTGTTGGTTTTACGGAGGCGCCAAGGACCTAGGTCGGGCCCCACAAAAAGAATTCGACTATTTCGTAAGTCCCTCACGAAATTAGGAGGTGAGTTGCTATACCCAAACTTCCTTATATCATCGTTGTTGAAAACATGATTATTAACAACTCTTAGTGTGGTTTTTTTACCGACATCCTGTTCGTAACCTTCTGTTGGAGACCGATTGAATCTTATAACTTCATCATGAGAATCTATTAGGGCGCCATAACCAGAATTAGTCAAACAGCCGCTCGCGCCCACAACGGCAACTCTTTTGTTTAAGATTAACTTTGGATTCACATATGAAATGGGATTCATGTATTCATTAAATTAATTAGCACTGATTTATGTAAATTGTCTATATTGAAGTACTCCTGAAAAATCTTAAAACCATAGTCGGATTTTTCTTGTAGGACTTCTTGTGGGTAACTATCGATATTAATGCAGGACGCCTCGGATTCTTTAGCGAAGAAGCAAGCTTTGCCCCAATCTACTACATTAGAAAGAGGCATCTTTAAACCATCGGATATTATCAAGGGGATTGACCCGACCGCTAGAGAATCCCATATCCTAATAGTAGATGGACCAGTACCCCGAGGGCATAAGGAAATCTTTGTATTTTTTAAAACTTCAAGATAAGTCTGTTGGCACTTCTGTAGATCTTCTGGGCTTTTATCGAAATGCCACACCCCAGTGTCCTTCATGCTGCATGAATTATTATTAGGAATCGAGCCCAGTAGGGCTCTTCTTGTATGGTGAGTATAAGATGCCCCGTGGAAGGAGAAATCGTAACACCTGTCTATGGGTCTGATTGGAGAGTGAGTATCAAAGTGGGTGAAGTGAGGTATGGCGTAAAAGTCGTCGTTAGTTGTTGCGTGCGGTGTAAAAACCACCGCATTTGACGAGAAGCATATCTTGTCGACGTTTATGTGTTGGCAAATGAAAATAACCTTATGTGAAGCATGCTGGTTTTGGGCGGCGTTTACAATTTCCTGTGCGGCGTTTACTCCTGATTTATTTATTACGTCAGCGAAAGGGAATTTTACAAAAACGTAGTCACTGCATATATCTAAATCCTCCATTTCGAGGCCGCCCCAAATCGTTTCCTCGGTAAGAACTAGGTCGTTGCACTGACCAAAGACTCCGTCCTTAGCTTTTACGCATTCGGATGCATTGGAAAACCTAACTAGAGCAGTCATTGTGTACGAAAGTGTATTCTTTGAAATTTTGGGTGTGATGAAAATCATACCCTATTTTTTTAAGAGCCTCAATGCTATTATTGTTGTCTACCTCAGAGAAGTGTGTACAAAATTGGTGAAACTCAACACAAATCTGAGGTATTTTGAAATCTCCGAGACTTTTTATTACATCATACTCCGCGCCCTCGATGTCCATTTTTAAGACAGAAATGTCTTTGTAGGTGCTATGGAGATCCTGGACGCTAATGCAATCGCAGAAATGGTACTCTTTAGTGCAGTTGTCGTTGGATTCTATAATTGACTCCGAAACGTATTCGGGATTTTTCTGCTTAAATACTTTGATTGTCTCTCCATTTGTTCCAGTCAGGGCGGCCTTAATTAGCTTGAAATTTCGAGGTTTGTGATTTTCTATGAAGTTATGGGATTTTATGGTTGGATCAACGCCTATAATTTGACAATTCTTTTTAAGCACCAACTCTGTGTCAAAGCTAATGTCTTCGCCTACTCCGGCAGATATTACCGTGGAGCCCTGGGGCACTAAGTCTAGACAGATTTCCCACCCCCCATATGTGGTGCCGATATAGTTTAAATTCACTTGAGATCCCTTATTCGGTTTAGAAGTTTTATTTTATTATCAACCCCCATTGTGTAATTTGCGTGATGCATGACGACGTTCTGCAGTTCCTCGGTATTTACGGGGATGTGCTCGTGACCCTCATAGCGACGCCAGTTATTGTCCATCGCGCAAGTGTAGAAACGAGAGGATAGGCATTTATGGGAAACTCCAAACTGGGGCAGTAGGGAATTAAGGGCCTCCTGGTCGTCCGGATAGAGGTTTAGGTCGTTTAAGACTCGGGTGAATAAGCGCAAGATCTCTTCGTTGCATTTACACACAAAAAAACCCGCACAAAACTTAGTACCATCATTCTGGAACGCTATGTCATTGTTCCCGATTTCGGATAGTAGTATTTTTGATAGAGGAGCGCTTGGGTCGGCAAAAAACTGGATGTCGCAATCTCCGTGAACAATAAAGTCTTCTTTGTTTTCCTGGATCCCTCTAATTATTAATTCTAGTTTACGGCGCATTGTATTAGACCAGCCATCTTCTCGGTACGTTCCGGAGGGACATTCTTGATCTAGCTCATCTGTCACCAACTCCATATCTTCATGGGGAAAGGATGGTAAAAAATAATTATCGTAAAGCGCTTTGTGACTTGGGGTGTAGAATGTATAAAATTTCATGCTATAATCCTGATATTTCAGACAGGGCACCATGCAGCCTCCCTGTATAATTTATTATATTAGCATATTTTTGTTTTATTTCTAGCTCTTCTTTTTGGCGCCACTCTCGATTCTCTGAAGATGTGGATACCCCCTCCGGGTTTAGATAGTATAGCCCTAAAGTTTTTTTAAGCTTTTTGAATTTTGCGCCTCCGGTGGCACACCTAAGCCAGAACTCAGAATCCGCAGCGGATTTATAATCGTTATTAAAGAAACCAAATCTATCATGCATGGATTTTCTGTAAACCGGAGACTGGTGTGGCATATTGTATATTATTAAGTCTTCTATTGAGAATTCCGGAAAACTATACCTACTTATGTGGGTATTGGAATCAAATGAGGTATTGGCGATGGTCGTTATTAAACTGTCGCAATAAATTAAATCTATTGACTTGTCGGAATCTAGCGCCCGAACATGCTCATTAAGGAAAGTGCGGTGTTTTCCGTCGTCGGGATTAGCATTATTGAGGTATTCGCCCTGCGCCTCACGAATAGCGATATTCCAGCACTCATACATGCCCGGGTCTTTGTCTAGCTCTATATATTTTACGTTTTCATTGGAATGAGCAAACGGTTTAATGTACTTAGATTCATTTTCCGGGGAATTGGCGTCAACCATTATGAGTTCGCAATCGGAGAAGATCGTCTGACGCGAAATGTCAGAAAGATAGTGCTGTATATATTTTTCGCACTTAAATATAGAACAAAATATCGTGAGCTTATATTTTTTACTTGACATTTTCTTAAATTATGTTATAATATATTCCTCAAATACATTTGAGGATATTTTCTTACGTAAACCTTATTATTCTTACGTAAACCATATAATAGGGTTGACATTACTATAGATGTTATGTTAATATAGGGGTAATTCAATATGGAAGACATTAATTTTTTATCTGACGCCGAGCTAGCTAGTGGTATAAAGAAGCAATCAGACAGGGGAGACTACCTAAGAGAGCTAGTTAACCGCCATAGTGGAATATACATATCCATGGTCAACAATTACTCCCCCCCGGCAACCTCATCTATAAACTCCCACAAAGACGACCTACTTAACGACAAGGATTACTATATATATCAAGCCGCGCTAAAATACGATGACAGCAAGAACACTAAGTTCTCCACATATTTAGGTAACGAGACCAGATGGATGTGTTTGAATCTTTACAATAAAAATAAAAACTCAAAAGAAATTTCCGATCCCAACGAGCTCTATCGTTCGACCTACCTAGGAGAAGACCGGTTTATAGTTTCAATAAACGAAGAAATTTTACAAAAAATAATGTCCATAGCCAAAAAAGAGCCAGACACTAGAGTCTCCAAGATATTCCAGCTGAGGTATATCGATGGAGAAAGAAACAAAGTCATGCCATGGAACAAAGTCTGCAAGTTTGTAGATTTAAGCATACAGGGCTGTATAAACGTTCACAATAAAGCGATCAAGAAGATAAAGGAAGAGTTAAATAAAGATATATGATAAATAAATACATAGCCATAGGGCACCTAACTAAAGATCCCGAAACAAAAGAGTTTACAAACAACACAAAATGCTCTTTTGGATTAGCGCTCAACCAAGGCAAGGACGAAACCTTATTTTGGGATGTGGAGTGCTGGAATAGGGTTGCCGAAAACTGCCAAAAGTACATAAAAAAAGGTTCATGCGTTTATGTAGAAGGAAAAATAAAGGAGAGTAAATGGGAGGATAAGAACGGGAATCCTAGGTCTAAGAGATACGTAAGCGCCGACCTAGTTAGGTTTTTACCCAATGGTAAGAAAGAAAATAATGAACTTAAAGTTGAAAAGCCCGAATCTAAACCTATTATTGAACCAATAATTGAAGACGAAGAAATGCCTTTTTAAAAAATGACTAATTTAAATTTTAGCGGACCAATAAATTCATTAAGCTTCGGCAATGTCACGGTAAATATGCTGCGAGAGCTTCATAAGAAAGACATCAAGGTTTCATTTTTTCCCATTGGGGCAAATCTCGACTTTAGTGCGTTTGATAATTTATCCAAAGATTTCCAGGACTGGGTTACCGATTCGTACAATAAGCGCTTTTCTACCCTAAAGAATAGCTCGCCATCGTTCCGAATGTGGCACCTCAATGGATCTGAAAGCCGAATTGGGAAAAACCAAACCCTCTACACCTTCTACGAGTGCGACAACCCCACGTTCTCTGAGAAAAATATTTGCGACATTCAAGATAATTGCATCTTCAGTAGCTCACACGCTAAAAAATGCTTCGACGATATAGGGTGCGATAATACGCACCACATACCTATTGGCTTTGATACAGACTTCAAAAAAACGGACAAGAAATATCTAGAAGGGCGCATCCATTTTGGATTAATGGGCAAATTTGAGAGAAGAAAAAACACTGGAAAAATAATTAGACTATGGGCTGAGAAATACGGCAACAACAACGACTATCAACTTAGCTGCTGTGTAACTAACCCCTTTTTTAAGCCAGAGCAAATGAACCAGGTTATAGCGCAATCGCTAGACGGCAAAAGATACACTAATATAAACTTCATACCATTTCTTAAAACCAATTCTGAGGTTAATGAACTTTTGAATGCTATAGACATAGACCTCACCGGCCTCAGTGGGGCCGAGGGGTGGAACCTTCCCGCCTTTAACGCTACATGCTTAGGTAAATGGAGTATTGTTCTCAACAATACATCGCACAAGGACTGGGCTAGCGAGTCAAACGCCATACTAGTTGAACCTTCAGAGCAGCAAGATATTTACGACGGAGCGTTTTTCCACAAAGGAGCGGAGTTCAACCAAGGGTCAATGAGCACCTTTTCTAAGGAATCTTTTACTTCAGCAACGGAAAACGCCATTAAGAAGTGTAATACAATAAATACGGATGGTGAAAAGCTCAAAAAGCAGTTCACGTATGAAAAAACAGTCTCTAATATATTGAAAATCATAGAAAATGAATCTTAAGAAAGACGGCGAATCCATTTTATTGTGCTGTGGTAAGAGAAGGTGCCCAGCCTTGAAGAAATCATCGAGCAAGAAAGGCCACTACGACCTTAAGGACGACTTTGGAGGGAGCGTCTCCCTAACTAGGGAGCAAATCCTGATAATTAAAGACGCTGTAAAACAACTTGATGCCGGTTGAGCTCTTAGCCTCTATTGGCTTGATGTGGATTCTCAAATATGGATCCATATTGAATACCCCAAGGTCTTTTTTTTGTAAACGCTCTAAATTATTAACTAAACTATTTAATTGTAGTTTATGTTTAGGTTTTTGGGCCGGATTAATTATAGGATCCTTTTGTTATTTTTTAATAGACGATAATAAATTATATTTCTTATTCCCCTTGGTTTCTTCGGCTGTTTGTTGGTTTTTTGACTCCCTATTGGACTTAATACAAGTTTGTTCGTGTTTTTTTGATAATAAGACTTGATTTATTGGTCTTTTTGTGGTATAATCTGACGATAATGCCTTTATATACTTTCGAGAATCCCGAAACCGGTGAATTTCAGGACGTCTTCTTCCATATGGACGACGATAAAACCTATATGGACAAAAATGGGTTAACCTGGAAAAGGGTTTTGATTTCCCCACAACTTAGCACCATTAGCTCCATAGACCCATGGAACAACAACGACTTCGTTAACAAAACAGCGGACATGAAAGGTACAGTTGGAGACATGCTCGACAAGAGCGCCGAACTTTCCGCCAAAAGAGCAGAAGAGAGTGGTGGAGTGGATCCGGTTAAAAAAGAATTTTACAAAAACTATTCCAAAGAAAGAAAAGGGGCGAAACATCCTTCCGAAAAAGGGAAATCATACGAAAGTAAAAACGTAAAAATTGAATTTGATTAATATGAGCATTCAAGTATACAAACCTAATAAAAACAACAATGGATTCGCCTTTAGCTTCTCTATGGGCGACGACAAAAAAAGCGGAGAACCCGTCCTCTATGTTTCTTCCATAGCACAACATTCTTGGGACGACAAAAAAAGAATTGGTTCATTTATCGGTAATAGAGAAAAGCCAAACAAGAATCTAAACTTAAAATTCAACGAGTTCGAGTGTGGCGCCATCATTAGTTGTCTAAAAAACAGGTATGAATATAGTACTTTCCATAAATTCGAAGATAATAAAACCACAATCAAGTTTTCTCCTTGGGATAAAAAGACAAAGATACAAAAATTCAATCCCTCCACTAAAAACTACGATGAGACGTCGCAGTTAGTTCCGGCGTTCGGTATAAGTATAACAAAAAACGGAAGTAATACATTCAAGCTCCCCCTAGAGCCCGGGGAGGTAGAGTGCCTTCGTGTTTTTATAGAATCTATTCTGTCTCAAATATATAGTTATAGGGCGAATAGGTCTATACCCGCTTCTAGCTCCTTAGATGACGATGAATGCCCTCTATAATGAAGAAGAAAATATTATTTCACACCAACCACAGTAAAGCCTTTACCGGCTTCGGCAAAAACTGCAAGAATATAATAAAGTATTTATACAAAACCGGAAAATACGAGGTAATAGAGGCCTGTAATGGCTTCCAAAAATCAAACCCAAACCTATCAAAACTTCCATGGAAGACCGTAGGGACATTACCAGATGACCAAAACAAAATAAATCAACTAAACAGAGACCCGAACATGGCCAGGAACGCCGGTTACGGCTCCGAAGTTATAGACGACCTAATTAAGGAATTTAAGCCTGACATTTATTTAGGAGCCGAAGATATATGGGGGTTTAATGGGTATTGGAAGCGTAAATGGTGGAATAAAACCAATTGCATGATATGGACAACCCTTGACTCTGAGCCCATATTGCCCCTAGCTATAGAGGCGGCCCCTCATGTGAAAAACTACTACGTATGGGCGTCCTTTGCTGAAAGAGAGATGAAGAAGCTGGGGTTTGATCACGTAAAGACCCTGAGAGGCTCGCTCGATACAGATGTTTATTACAAAATAGATCCAGAGATTAGATCTTCTTTGCGCAAGAGGCAGCTTATTGACACCAATTGCTTTTTGATAGGCTTTGTTTTTAGAAATCAGTTAAGAAAAAGTGTTCCTAATCTACTGGACGGGTTCGCCGAATTCCTCAGGCTAAACCCTGAGTCCAATGCCAAGCTACTCCTGCATACCCACTGGGCAGAGGGGTGGGACATCCCTAGATTACTTAAAGAAAAAAGCATAGACACCTCTAAGATATTAACCACCTACTATTGTAGTGCCTGTAGGCAATACGAGATTAAACCATTTAGCGGACAGGAGCAAAGATGCAAATTCTGCGGAAGTGAAAAAACCCAAAACACCACCAACGTAAGTGCGGGAGTTTCTGATGAGCAACTAAATGAGATATATAATCTATTTGATGTTTATTGCCACCCCTTCACTAGCGGAGGCCAAGAAATACCAATCCAAGAGGCAAAACTAACCGAGCTAATAACCCTTGTTACGAATTATAGTTGCGGAGAGGATTGCTGCACTCCGGAAAGCGGAGGCCTCCCTCTGGAGTGGGCTGAATACCGGGAGCCAGGAACTCAATTCATTAAAGCCAGCACTTATGCCTCTAGCATATCGAAGCAGTTAGTGAAAGTTTATAAAATGAAGCCAAACAAGAGGGCTTCTCTTGGTTCTAAGGCGCGCCAATTTGTTATAGACAATTTTTCAACAGAAGTTATAGGCAAAAAACTAGAAGCCATTTTTGACTCAATGCCTGATATGGATTGGGACTTTGATTTCTCTGAAAAACCTCGCAACCCCAACTATATGCCTCCACCCATCGATGGCGACAGCGAATGGCTGGTTGATCTGTACGAAAATATACTTAATATGGACATCGACCCCGATACGGATGACGGGCATAAATACTGGATGTCTGAGTTATCTAAAGACGCCACTAGGGACGGAATATTAAACTATTTCAAGGGTATAGCCACCAAGGAAAACTCAGAAATAGTAAATAAAGTAGATTTCGAAAACCTTCTAGATGGAGACCAAGACTCACGATTGGCCGTGGTCATACCACAGAGCGCCGGAGACGTCCTCATGATTAATTCCCTAATGGGCAACCTGAAATCCCTTTACCCAGCTCACGATATCTATGTATTGTCTCAAGCGGCCTTCCACCCCTTAATAGAGGACAATCCTGACGTATATAAAGTATTGCACTATCAAGAAGGAATAGACGACCTTTTAGCCTTAGAGGGTAGGGGGAGCCATAAAGGTTATTTTGATTTAGCCTTTCTTCCTCATGTAGGTACCCAGAAAATATTCAACTACCAGCACAACGGTAAAGATAAAACTCAATTTGCCTTACGTTAAGAATGAGAATTTCCACACCTATTTCGGTTGGTGAGCTTTTTGATAAAATTTCCGTTCTTGCGGTGAAAAAACAAAAGATAAGCTCAAAAGAAAAATTAAAGCATGTAGCCAAAGAGTATGATCTACTTTACCCCCTCTACAGTAAATGTATTAAAAGGAAACCAGAGCTAAAGGGAACATTAAGAAAACTAACATCTATCAACGAAAACCTTTGGGATGTCCTTGAGACTCAAAGGCAAATGGAAGAAAAGGGTGATCTAGGAGAAGATTTTGTCACGGTCTCCGTCAATGTGTATAGGAAAAACGACGAAAGATTCCGCTTGAAGGAAATAATTAATGAGCTAACCGGCTCCGCGATCAAAGAACAAAAACATTACACCACAAAATGAGCCATATTGCCGAAGAATACGCTAAGTCCTTAGGTTGTAAGATAGGTTCCCCCGTACTGGAGCCACACTTCTTCCCTGTAACTTCTGAAAAATACATAACCTTCCACACTAACAGCGATAAGGTCCCAGCTAGACATTACGACTTTTGGGGTGTTGTTTTTTTATTAATAAAAGACAAGCTTAAGGAATCTAATATAGATATTATTCAGACCGGTGGTCCCAAGGACCCCCCTTATGCGGAATGTGACAACTCACACCTGGGCTGCTCTTTCAAACAAATGTCTTATGTTATAAAAAACGCCGAACTCCACCTTGGGATAGACAGTCTACCCACGCATATAGCTAGTGCTTTTGGCAAGAAAATAGTAGCCCTTTACTCAAATCTTTATGTAGAGAACTCATCTCCCCTTTGGTCCTCTAAAGACGATTGTGCTCTTTTTTCTCCCGATTTTTCTAAAATAAAACCATCATTCTCAGTTGCTGAGACCAATAAGAGGGTTAACGAAATAAAACCAGAGAAGATAGCCTCAGCAGTACTGGATATGCTAGGGATCAAGAACGACCTATCTACTTATACAACCTTGCATCTTGGGTCCCATTACCCCAACGTATTATTAGAGATAGTCCCTGACTTCATTCCCCCTCAGTCTTTTCAACCTAATGGTATCATTAATCTTCGCTGTGATTACGAATGTCTTTCGGATAGCCTCCCCGTCTGGCTTTCTAGAAAGGTGAACTTAATGAGCTCCCAACAAATAGACATAGGATTATTGTCTTCTTTTAGGGAAAACATAGCCGGCTTAACAATTTTTGTAGAAGATGGCGAATTTTCTGTTGAGTACATTAAGACTCTTAATAAACTTAATATAAAATTTAATCTAATTTGCCGAGATAAAGAAAAACTTTCAGACCTAAGGTTGGATTTCTTCGACTGGACCGTGGAAGAATATAATCAACCAGCGAAAAAAGATATTGACTTTGAGTCAGAAATATGCCATAATACGTTCTATCATAGTAATAAAACCCTAATATCCAAAGGCAAGGAATACTCTAGTAAGGCCGCATGGATAAAAGGCGTAGAGAAAACCTCTGAAAATCAAGAGATAATCGATACGCCAGAGTTTTGGGAAGAAATAGAACACTTAAACATATACAATTATGGCAAGACCAAAGAAAAATAGCGTTACAGAAACTACATCCGAAAATTCGCGCACAATCAGCGATATTAAGGTCGACAATAGCAAGGGTCCTGCAATATTTCAAAGAGGCTCCGACGGTCTTTTGAAGAATGTGCAATATGTCTTCAACGACGACGGCTCTATCAACTGGAGAGCAATGATTAAGGACGAACACCTTTTCCCTAATCGCTCCTGGTTTCAGTCCAGGGGGAAGGATATGCCGAGAACCACGGAAGGTCTTGCGGACCATCAACTACTTATAAAGCTTAGCGGCATCAAAGAGTTGGCTAGGCTTAGGGGGTTTTCCGATGTCTCATATGAAGTGGTTAAGTGTGAATCCGACCATGTTGCTGTATCTTGCCGCATGACCTTTATAGGCAACTACGAAACAGACTCTAACGCCGTAGTTTTTCAAGATATTGCAAACGCCACAATCAATAACACTAGCAGTTTTGCTACCAAGTTTTTGGAAACAATCGCCTGCAATAGATCTTTTGTAAGATGTACTCGAAACTTCCTTAATGTTCATATCGTTGGAGACGACGAAATGGATAAATCAAGCATTAGCCCTGCGGCGTCATCCGCTAAGGAGCAAGACGACCCATTTAGCCCCGCCACCACCCTAAGAAAGAAAGCCAAAGACTCACTTGGGTGTGAATCTTTTGAGGACTTCAAGACTCACCTAAAAGTTTGGTGGCAAGAAAAAAAAGAGGGTGTCTATCAGAACTCTAGCCTCAAAGACTGGAAGGACTGGGGGGATATTAACCCAAAAGATGCTAGATTATTGATAGGGCTAATTTGATCCGGCTACACTGTTAACGTAAAGGACATACCCCGTATCAGCTGGCGCCGCAGTCAGTACAAATGTTACGCCTGTTGTTGTAGGCGCTCCGTTTATCATGGCTCCGATGTACACCGTTGATGATTGAGTACCAGTATACCCCAATGTGTAGGTTACCTGAGGGGGTGCGCTGTGGGGATAGGTGAATTCGATGTCAACTACAGTAGCCGAGCCGTAATAGGCGCTATCTAAGCTTTCGGTTGTAAACTGAGAGTCTAGCGTAGGGGTTAGATGTCCCGAGATTTCAAGCGCTTCTCCCGACGAAATTTTATCATAAAGAATAAACTTAAAAAACTCAGGGTTTTCACCACTTAAACTCCCGTTGAACGAAAAATCTCCCGACTCTGTTTGTATGAGGGTGGACTCTGTAAATGTTGAAAGAAAACTCCCCGAGCCTGGTGTTATGCCCGAGGTAACCCCTGTATATAAATCCACTTTTGTCAAATTAAAGTTGTCATAATTTGGATCCGTGGGATCTGTAATTGTTTCATTATAATACTGCCTATCAATCGTTAGGCCAAAATTGAATCCAAGATTTCCAGTTTCTACAGTGTAACCACCTACTCCTGGAGCTGGAGCATCCCCCGACATAGTTACCCCCGTAATGAAAGGTTCTAGGTATTCTTTGTATATATTTGGCTCGGGGAGGGATTCCGCAATGCTTAATGGTTGATCTCTGGGGGTGTAAAATTTCCGCCCATTAATTACATAGATATTACAAGGAAACCCAGCTTTGTCTGAAGTTATATATACCGGATAGTAGTATCCTTCGTGTTGTAGCCCTAAATGCAAATTATTTTGAAGATTTATTATACCTCCCGCTTGCGTAAGTAAATAAGCATCGTCGCCCACTTGGTCGGCGGTAAGGTAATAACCGGTGTTGTCCAGTCTTCGCTTTGCGTCTATACTTAACCTTGATGTTCTTATTTTATTGTACCCGCTTCCTGCATATTTATATATGGCGGTTCCGCTGCCGTTTACCCAGCACCACTTATCCCCCACATCCGTAGCATACAGCTCGCTGTGGTCAGTTCCCCCAGTTGGGTTTGGCACATCGATTCCGGAAGCTACTGCAGTAGTAAAGTTAGTTTGTTCAAAAAATGTTTGATTTATATAGTTTTCACTAAAAAGGCCGCTCAAAAGACACACAGTTCCTCTCCTCATTCCTACCCATCCTCTTTTCCGGCCCATTGATTTTATTTTACTTAATTGAGAATTGTTTAAAATAACTGCCGGCATTTCGCCTATAGCGTTAAGGTAAGATGATGCCTGTTCGTAGCTTTTGGCGAAATTGGCCCCATCCCTGAAGTTGATTTCATAACTATTAGGATCATTGGCGGGCATTGAGTATATTCCCTCCATCCCCACTAAGTTGTTGGACGCCTCATACTCGGACGCCGACCCAAACAGCTTAATTAACCCATCATAGTATCCGTATTGGTATTTTCCGCTTGTGTTGCTGCTGTATTTTGGTGAGCCCTCCTCCCAGTATGCTCCAGCCCCTGACCCCACTTTTTGGTATCCAGTAAACCCACTCCCGGTTGACTCTACCCTCTCGATCATTGTCCCGGTATAAAAGCCGCGCTGTAGTGGTAGGCTGTTGTCGTATACAATCTGGCCGCCGGTATTATAGGCTCCATATGTAGGGTCATAGGCCTCTCCGCTATCGAAATAAATTTCCTTATTATATCCAGACACCGCCCCAGTGGTTTGGCCTGTAGATCGCACCCCGTAACAGGTTTTTATCAACGAACTCCCTGTAGGGTAAGTGGGTGTGAAGCTATAATATATCGCGTCTCCGACATTGACTCTATACCCAGTTATTGTGTTTATTTCTATAGGGTATGGTATTAAGGCGGGCCTGTGAATATCGCCGCTCATTCCAGTAAATCCGCTTTGGCCCAAATAAGTCCGGGGCGCATATAGTCCCGAGATTGATCCCGTATTATATTGGTCCCCCCCTACCGCCATTATGTAGTTGTCGAGACCGGGCTCTAGCTCAATTGATATTTCTCCATTAAAAGCAGACCCATAGCCCACTCTCCTGGCTTGTTTAATGAAGTCCTCTTCCTGGGAAAACAACCCGCTCTTACCGCTATTCAGCCCGCTAAACAGATAGATCCCCAAACCTTGAAAACCGTTACTTAAGTTGACGTTTTTAGAGCTCATTCTCCCGCTGTAATAGACAGAAAACACCCCTGCGGACATCCCCGTCCCCGTTATGGAAAAATTAGGCTCTGGATTTTTTGAAGTTAATATCCCCTTGCTCTGGTTTCCGGTAAAATCCACAACCGTCACATCTGCGGAGTAATTTCTTTTATCCCTGCTTCCAGTTATAATATAATCAAATCCGTTATCTTTTATTCCGCTTCGCTCGAATATTTTATTTCTACTTATTAGCACGTTTAACCCTGTAAGGTCCCCGCTGTTCTCGTAAATGGCAACATTGAATCCACTTATATATGGGCTGTCTATCACCTCTTCTTTTGTAGTTAAGACATAATCGTTAGACGGATCAATCACGTTCCATTTGATCGATAGATATTCTGATTGAAAGTTTTGTTGGTATACCGCCGTCGATGACGAGCTCGCCGGCAAGTGGTAGGAGGTTCTTGGGTCGTCAGAGGAATTTAAATATATGTCAGAAACCCGAAATGTCTTTCCGTACCTAATCAATGGATCCGACAGAGGAATTTTAATTGGACTGGAATCTGAAAAGGACATATTATCTAGTTAGAGCATAAACTCTTGTGAAGTATTCTCCGTCTTCCACCACTCCGGCCCCCCTGTAATTATAAGACTGAGTGGTTTCAGTCCCAGTATCAGCCTCAGTCTCAAAAGTGGCCAATAATATTAGTCCATTAAAAAACTGTACCCTATAACCGGCAGCCCCCTGTACCTTGTCCCATGAAGCCTTTAGGCCGTATCCGTTTTCTTCGAATATACCTATTTCTACATTTGTTGGCCCCCCCAGCGGTTGCTCCGTGAATATTAAGGGGGATTCGGGTTCTTTAAGTGATAAATCGTTATCTATATTCCCGAATTTCCCTGAGTTGTATTGAACCCCCTGTATTTTAAACACCCCGAAAGACTCCTCGGTTATATTAATCACCCTATAACTATCAGGATTTGCCAAATTCACTGAGTCCTCAAGGGCGAATGTAGTGCTCTGCGCGCCGTCTATTTTCATCAATGAATCGTCGGCTTTCTTTTCTAGGATATAAGGGCCTGTTTGCCCCGCTACAATCGTCACCCAGCCCCCGTGCTTAGAAGCAGAGTATGATCCGCTTGTGGCGATGAAATTCCTCATAGTAGACGGCACCCTTCCCTCGTCGGGTATTGTCGGTTCTGGGGCATCCGGCGTTATGGTTAGGTCTGTAGGGGCATCCGGAAGAGGAGGGAGGATATCGGGGAACCCATCCGCCCAATCAAAGTAACTTATGGCGTCTCCAGTACAGCCTTGTGGCTGATACCACACGAACCCAGTGGGCTCATGCTCCCCTCTGTGGTACCCCCCTAACCAGGCTACCTGGTCTTTGGGTAAAATGGCCTCCACGAGCCCTTGGTCTACGGAGTTATTTACGGTGGCCAGTATTCCTCCCTGGGCCTCCGCCTCCTTCAATGCTTCGGTCCAGGTGTAATCACCCTCTATGAAACTATACGGATTGTTCCTTAAATGTAATTTAGTGTCATTATGCGTTATGTCCGACACCGAATATTGCCCAATTTGCCTAGCCCTTAAGTCGTCTATGTTCCCGTCAGTTACCTTACCTCCTTCGTCCGCAATAGCATTTAGAGACCCTATGGTTTGATTTCCTGATAGGCTGTATATATTTATTGTTTTCCATGTACTTGAGGTCCCCGGGTCTATGAGTGCCCTAATCGGAAAGTCAATATCAACCTCTGCCGCTTTCCCGTCTCCGCTTACCTTGAAATCTAAAACCTTACCAGCGAACCTCCCCACTGTTCTTTTGCTGTCAAGGACACTAACGACATCTCCGGGCCTGAGGTAAGACCCTATGACGCTTGTTTTGAATGAAATTAGTTCAGTTTCTAGGTTTGCACTTTTAACTAAAAACTCAGTCGCCCTTTTTGCTTGCCCTGGAGAAGTAATACCGAATCCATCTATTGTTTGCTCGATTATATTATTGTCCCTTATCGATGGAGTGTCTTCAGTGACCTCTATTTTTGCCCTAAACTTATTATATTTATCGGTGTATCTTATTTTACAGGAATTTGTTCGGCTTGTTTTGGGTGTGCTAGAGTAGCTAAACCCCTCTTCTGATATATTATTATTGGAGAAGAGCATAACTGGCTCCTTTTCCTCATCCTGAAAGAAGTTTATTGCTCCGCCCGCCCAATAAGCATAAGCCCGGAATATGGCGGCAAATTCACTTATCACCTTGAATGCGTTCTGACGGCTCATCAACATTCCATTAAAGGTATATCTGGGCTCCAGGAGGGGATAGTCGATGGATACGGCACAAACCCCTCCTTGTTGCTGTGGTTCGTAGTCCAGTGTTATTGTTTTTTCTTCTACGCTAAAGCTCTTTATTTTTATAGAGTCATAGCTTCCGTCTGCGTAAAAAAGGGCTAACTGTTTCCCTACGCGAGCAAACTCAGTTTTAAAGCTGGGAAGTTCGTAGTTGGGAGCTGTTATTTTGATTTCTCCCCCACCAAGTATTTCAAATTCTCTTTTGGGATACTTCGAGCTATATCCCGTAGGTATTTTTTGATCACAATATTTGGCTATTTTATAAAGGGTCCACTTGTCTATATTTTCAGGCCTAAGCCCGAACTTGGCTACCCCGTATCTTTGGCTAGATATTAAATCATAAAGGCACCAGGCGGGGTTGTCCGTCCAGTGATTTGACGGTTCATCCTGCATTTGAGTTTGTCCCTTAAACTTGCCATTCCAGTTTCCTTCGTATTTTCTTGTTTCTGCATCATAATTGCTAGGTATCGCCACTTTTTTGAGTTTTAGATTATAGGTCCTATTCGGTGTTGAGGGCACGTCTTTTGCGTTCACCCTTGTTCCGATCATTACGGAATTTGAATAATTCAAACGGGTTGGGACGATTTCGGTCACTGACCCTAAGCTCATTTTTTCCTTATATCTAGCCGACATTTCCCCTTCTTTTACGGGGTTTCTTTCGTAGTTTAATTTAAAAACCTTTATAGTTCTGTCCTTTTGCGACGGATTGGGCGGGAGATATAGTTTTATATCTTTTAGGTAGGGGGAGGTGGCTACACCGTAAATGTTTATATCGGTTACGAATGGTATTTCCGCTTCGTTTCCATATTTTATCCTAAATCGGGCTCTATTAGGCCACGTTTCTCCCGAGTTCTCCACCTTTGTCCCCACCTTCCACCACTTGTTCGCTATGTATACTATAATTCCTAGTGTGACTATGGCGCCAAAAGCCAGATTGACGCCCGTTCCCACTCCTGCGCTTTTAGCTGCGCCTCCTAACCCCATCGCTGACTCCACAAGCCCAGGCTCTAAATTTAATGTTTGCGGAGAAATAGCGGCTGTTGCAGCCACCCCCTGGCCGTGCCCGGCCACCGCCAACTCGAGTGCCATCGCGGCCTTCGCTTTCCCCTTGGCTATCTCAAACAGTCCCATTGCGGTTAAATATAACGCCCAAAACTTCCCGAGTTGATACGTTACATCTATCTCATCCCCAGGATATATGAACACTAACTCGTCCACCCTAAGGGTTACAATGACCTCCTCAACCAATGGGTTTATTACGGTATGAGATAAAGAATACTCCTCTGCCGACTTAGCTAAAACCGTCCCATCGCTAGAAGAATACAATACAAATAGACTCCTCCTTAAATCTTCATCCGCAACCCCCTTGACGGTAACCCCCCCTTCGGTAGGTGAATCTATTTTGACCTTATCCCATAACGCACTAGTGCTTGTTGGGGTCACATCAACTTCGGTAGCGTGACCCGCTGCACTGAGGACCTCCATCGGGTATATTTTATTTTGGTCTACATATAATGGATCAGCCCTACTGGACAGATTTCCTCCTATGGCTACTCCCGTTATTTTAAAGAGTTGACCCATTGTGTTCGGACTGTTTCCCATTGATTGCTGTACTATATCCCCATTTGTATAAGTTCCGTCTTCACTATACTCTCCTTTAAAGATGTCAATGCCATTGGTGAATTCATAATATTTCATGGCCTCTTCAAACCCTATGCCCTTGACTTTATCCCCGGCCCGATAGGGCCTTGTGTTTTGCACAAATTGCCCGCTGAACGCTGGGTATCTATTAAACTCTTTGGTTCCTACGTAGAAAGAATATGTCTCTTGGGATTGTATATATACGTAGTCCCCCGACTTGTGGTCACTCCCCTCCTTGAACGGTGTGTCTAAATTACCCATTACCCTATAATTGTAGCTAGAGTCCGTGGTCGTGTGCGTCAGTACGTCCCCCCAGTTATAGGGAACATTGGGGACGAATTCCGTCATGTTGATCGTGGTTGTTCCTATATTGGTTACCTTCGTATTTCTAGGTCCGAATAGCTGCTGTCCATATTGAGTGGTATTGGCCGTGAACAGATATTGTGGCTCCAGTAGCGTTTGGTCTTGGGCCCCTATGTCTCCATTGACGTTCATTCCTACGTCTATATCGAACTCATTTACATTGTAAGAGTCTTGGGCGGCTATAGTCCCTGGATTTGTTATCTCCTTAACTGGGGTGTTGTCTAAGAAAACTGCCCTCATGTAATCGTCGTCTTTACTTCTTAGTACAACCCCCTCTGTGCTAAGCAGTTCCGCTGTTGGATTTTCTATAATTTTTTTAAATTCCAAAGTGTTCCCGTTTTCGTCGGAAAATCCCTCAATCGGCCCCTCCCCAATTAAGTCTATGGTCTTTTGTATGGATACCGACTCTAGCTTAAACCAACCAACACCGTACTTTTTCTGTTTATTCCTCCACCTTTGGCCCACTTGAATTGGGAATACCCCATCAGCATTCTTCTCCGTTGTCCACGTCGGGAGATAGCCTAATTCGTTAGACCCAAAAGCAGTTGGATAAAAGAACCTCTTTGCTTCCTGCATGCCTGGGGAGTTGTCCAGTAGAGGGGAGCTTTGCAAACAAACAAACGAACTTTTTGTTGTATTCACTTCCGCAACAGCATAGCCCTCTCCGTCCTCTGGATCTGGCCACCAATTCCCGTGCGGCTCAGCATTGGGTATTAGGTAAGTATCCAAACCTTTAAAATAATTATTACAATAGTTGAAGTATCCCCCTATAAAGTTTCCTTTCTTCTGGCACCTTTGGAACTTTGCGTTCGTGACATCGTCCTTCCTATACTGATCTATATCTACATAGCCCCCATATAGAGTCTCCCTTGCTCCAAAGAAGTTCCCGGCGGTTTGTTTCGATAACGCAGCAAAGGTGGGGTCCACCGACCTAAATTGACTTACTCCGTCAAACGCATTTAGGATGTAAGAGGACCCGAGGGGCCCTAACTCAGGAATGTAGTACCTGCTATAAGTCGGCACCACACTATATTGGCCGCTATTAAAGCTTATTATCCTTCCGTTCTCATTGTTGAAGTCATAGTTAACAATGGCGCTTGATATTACATTACTCCCCACGATGAGTCTACCATATCCCAATGGCACCGTAGTTCCTTGCTCGGCCCTATTTTCTTTTCCTTGGTAAAGATAGGATTGGGTTTGGGCCGCCTTGACCGAATCGTCTCGCTCCATCGCTTCCGCAAACTTTTTGTTGATATATATACTCCCCGCAATACTCGCCGCCATCATAAGTAAGGACCCCAGAAAACCAGCACCTTCCGGTATTGCAAATACATGAATGTCCCCCGGCATCCTTACCTCCCCCTCTCCTTCCCCTAGAAACTCCCCATCTGGATAGCTCTTAAACCCATATACTACCCCGTCCTTTTGCTTGTCGAATAAATATTTTTCTATGTCTGGGTTATTGGCCGTAAGGGCTCGAAAAGCCTCCATGGGGGTATAGACGTCGAGATCCCACTCGCCCCCAAACTTGTCCCCTAATGCTCCATGCAAAAATACCTTTTTCATCCTTTTTCCGTAATTACTTACACTAGGGACGGATGCCTGTAAACTTGTTTTATTTTATTTTGCCAACGTTCATCTAGAATTTCCGTCTTAGATAGTAGTTTGTCTGGCTGATGTATAAATTTATCGTCCCCTAAATATATCCCTACATGTAATCTTTTGTTCTTTTTTATTTCAAAAACTATTAAGTCATGTTGGTTTATTTTTTCCTTTTTTACTAACTTCATGTTCTTTTTTAATATTCCACCTAGTAATGCATTTGCTTTTTTATCTTCCTTTGGCAGCCAGTAGTTCTTATTCCATTCACTTATGTTTATATTTAACTCTCTTTTGTAATAGTCTTTAAATATTGAAATACATTCACAAAACGCCTGAACATAAGGTCTTTGAGTTAGCTCTGGAGGCCTGTAACTATCGGGGTAATAGAGAAAGAACTTTTCTGTTTTAACGCTGTAAATCAAATAAGGTATACCCATCTCCTTTGAGGCGGCCCGATCTCTAGCCGAAGGGCGTTCCGTAGACGAAGGGTGCGAATGATAAATCCCTAATATGTTTTTATTTATTTTATAATCCAGAAACTTAGAAGGGGATATCGCGAAAAAGTCTTTCCTGTTAGGGCTTTCGTTAATTGCTCTCTCTACTCTTACGGTAAGGTCTGGGTTTAGCAATATAAAGCCACACACCTCTTCCTCGGGGCGTTCTTTGGCGTGGTCAATTATTTCTTTTTCAAACATTTACTTAAACTCATAAGGGTCAACCCCGGGAAATCCCCCAAACGGCAATCCGTTCATTCCCTCTATCCATGTATTTGAAGATGAAGTTGTTTGGGTCGTCATCCGTTTTCCTCCGCCTGCACCAGTGGCTGAGTTTGCGAATCTTAATCGGCATCCACACAGAGTTCTAGAACATTGATCGAGAGCCCATTCTTCTTGGTTGTAGGCAGGATTCGACCCTGCGTTGTTTTCTAGACACACATAGACGTCGACAGGGCTACATCCTCCGTCAGTCTCGAAAGGCGAAATAGCTACGGTGTCCCCCTTTTTATACACTCCGGTAGCCGCCCATTCCGGATACGATCCATTCGCATTTTGGGGAGCGAATTCAGTAGATAAAAAGTCACCACTAAAGTACACCTCCGACCCAACCATGCTTGTGTCCCCTCTCCCCTCCGTGTTGTTTTTGTTGTGATAACCGCTATTAACGAATCTTTTATTTTTTACATCCGCTATAGGCTTTCCCTGGTAGCCGCACCCTATTTTCCCTCGATAAACCCAAGGGCACGAATTAGAATATATTGTCCTAGCTGGCACATCGGCGTTTTGAAGCTCAAGCAGTGAAACTAGTTCAAACTCAACAATATTATCGTCTTCCCTAGTTTTTTGGTTCACGTAAAATACATCTTCAGAGAAGGCGGCTTCTGGATCGGCCTCTGCGTGAGGGTTCACATTGTCTGGGAAATTTATATCGTCTAAGTATTTTACAAAAGTCTTAATCCTCGTTACCTTGTAATTTATAAAGTCCTTGAAAGAATTCAACCTTAACGATATTACCCCTTGATGATTTGAAAAAGTTAATTTGGGCCTAGGTAGCTTCCCATCCCCATGCATTTCAAACCCCTCGGCTTTTATGGGAAAGTAGTCATACTCTTTTGCATTAAAAACTAGTTTTTGTTGGTACCCATTTTCTCCGGCGTGAAAAAGATAACTCCCCCGTTCCTTTAAATCAATTTTATATAAACAAATCACAACCGAAGGGTCGAGCTCGAATAAGGTTTTTGTGTTCTTTTCTGTGTCTCTCATATTAATAGCCCGGTGTTGTTGAGGCGCCCCCATCGGCACCCCCGAAGGATCCAGTGAAAGATACTAAATTTAAATCACTAGTGATATTGCCTGCATAAGCACTCCTAGGAGGTAAGCCAAACACTTTATGCACATATGCGTATTTATTGGTGGGCGGTAGTAATGTATTTTCTTTTTGTAGATATCTACTTTGGGAAGAATGAGGCTCTAGCGCTCCTAGTCCCATATGCCACCTGATTTTTGTCCCTACCCCATTGAAAGACCAAGGGTTTACGTAATTAACTTTGCCTAGACTTCTTATGTCGTCGGAAGCCCCGAAGTATAAAAAACAATAATTAATTACCCTTCTTAATGTCTCGGGGTCTCTTGAGCTTAGGTCTACGTTGGTATTATCAATTACGTTTCCCCATAAATGGCTTTTTAATTTTCCATACCAATGCTGATTTAAGTAATCGATCATCTCATTGGAAAATACAGTATCCCGGTTCTCTCCATTTCTAAATACCGACCCCGCATTACAGCCATCGTTTATAGCGAAAATACTATTCCACTCATTGAGGGTGGATAGCTTATCTGTTCTATTGGTGATAGTGGTTCCAAATCTTTCGGGCAGCACAGTCGACCCCGCATTCGCCCACGTATTGTTTGAGAAATTTCTTCGTAAGTCTACCTGAAATACGCAACCCTCCAATGTGGAGGCATATAAATCGAAAGATCCAGTTGTTGCGATATCCGTATTCCGGGAGATAATAAACGGTACGTCCGTGTTTCTAGCCACACTCCCCCTTAGCCCCGTAGGAGAGGCTCCTAGGGTCAGAGGAGACGTGGGGGGCTGTAGGTTGTTTATTTGAATATGTCCAGATGGAGTCCAGGCGTCATCGTAATATTGCGAGGGAACCAATTTCCCAGATTTCACGACTGCATTTTCATTTAGTGACGCTTTATCCGTAAACGTGTCCAGTCTTCCGGTGGTTAATAAATTAGACGAAGACAAGAGGGATACTGAACTTCCAGGCACCCAGCTCAAGAAGCCGGAATACCCCGTCTGACTTGACTCTGACGCAGATAGTGAGACTATATTTCCATTTTTTCCTCTTTTTCTGGTAATGGATGATACATAGTCGCTGGTTGTGGAATAGTCTATGACGCCATTCCCTCCGCTCTCATAAACTTTTATCGAAGAGTAAGCCCCTGCGTCCATAGCTACGGTTAGACTAAAAAAGTCGTTATTGGGGTCGTGATTCCCGGAAGATGCGCTGTAAATATTCATTATGTTCCCGCCTCGCACATTGGCTGTTCGGAGTAATTTCCGCTTTCCACTATGAACATCCTTACATCATCAGGGGGCCCAGCGACTATCTCCGCATTGAAAAACACCGTATGATTGTGCGTGCTTTCTGGAAATTGCTCAGATAGTATCTCAAATTGCATCCCAGTATAAGTATACCCCCCCGCTTCAAATATCTTATAATTATTGGCCTGGTAAGATCCGCTAACGAATTCCCCGACTTTATAATCTTCTATGCTTGCGCCCAGAAGGTCCCCGATAAACCAAGGGAGCGGTCGGCTCATCGTCTCGGTGATTAACTGATGAAAAGTCCCCAATGCTCCGCTTATTCCATAGTCCCCATAGAGATCTATCCAGTCGTCGCCAAGGAAATCTGGGAAAAAATCTGCCGCCCCTGATATCCCAGTGTATTGGTTCTCAATGGAATTTATGTCGCTTACAGTTTGAAAGCCTATAGTCGGGGTGCTTTGGAGGCAGTGGTAGCTCGCTATAGTTGCCAGCGTACTGACGTCTGGGGTGGTAAAGTTATCATTATTGGATAAAAAGTCCGGGACATCCACTGTATCGCAAACCAATTGGCCAGTTAACGTAAAAAAAGCGTCGCAATCAAATTCATCCGCTGAACAGTTTAGAATAGGAATTCCTGGATATATTTCTATTTTTGCGCCAAACTTATCCCCCGTCATATTGTCATAAGTTCCAGCGGTCCCCGTTTCTAACTCGCTACGTAGTGGATGAAAAAACGTGGGAATATTTACGGTCGAATAAGGGGGTATTGTGAGTGGCAATTGAGTTGTATTGCCACTCGAATAGGTGTCGTTGTAGTTCTCCTCGGTAAATATACTAAACCTGACTGGGTCTGAATTCCTAAATCCAGTTATCGTAAAAGGGAGCGTGCATGTATTTGCTATGGTTACGAATTTTCCCTTGTCTACCGTTTTCCTTTCTATGTTGCAATAAAATAAAGGTATCGCCGCTTGAGCGCACGCGCCATCCACCATGAGATTCTCCGAAGCTTCTGTTTGTATGTACTCCACGCCCGGCTCGGTGATTATTTCACCGCACGTAGGGAATACTGAAGTGCCCATTGGGCTGAGGCATATTCCGGAATCTGTAGTTATAAAAGCCATATTAGTGTCTACCTTAGGTCCCAAAAAAGATCTCCGAAACAATCGTTTCCTATACGAATAGTGTGAGGAGTACCTGCGCAAGGATCAACTGGAGTAGGATTTACAACATCTACAGGGGCAGACGTTATGGGGGATATGTCTACTATAGGATCATCCGGTTCGCTACAGTTTTGCAGCCAGGTTTGGTAGGCGGTCTCGAACAGAGGGGAAGCGCCCCAGAAAGAAGCCTCGACCAAGCATTTGTCGAGTAGGTCATTAGCTGTAGTGATGAATGGCGCCGTCTGAATATCCTGGAGCAACAATTGAGTATTTTGCGGAGTAATTGGGCCCGTAGGTGATGATAATCTAGTCCATGATGTACATGGCGTATCCGCAGGCGGGGATTGTGTGCAAAGCTGCCTAACTATATCTAGGAAAACCTTTGCGTTATTAGGTGCGCTCCCGTCTGCTTCTGCAGGGAAATACACGCACTCAGATAGGGTATTGTAATATAATCCATTTGTACTTTTGTAGAAATTAAATATTACATCTTCCGTTGCCATTGGGCTTAACAATATAAACGCGTTACTCAGTCTTATATCTCCCTGGTAAGAGTACTCCACCGGGCTTTCCGGCCACTGCCTTAAGCCCGCGTCGAGCCCTTGTTGATTTAACGTTAACCCGGTATTCGCGGGAAGCCCCCCCGTTGCTGCCTCTAACGCCAACCAAAGCTCGTCTCCCCCTCCGGTCATTCCTTGGCTATCGAGAGATCCCGTCCAAGGCCTTAACTCTCCATATCCCGCCTCCGCCAATACAGCCGCCCAGTCCAATTTCTTTCCGGAAGTTGTATCTAAAACGTACCACCCCGTACTGCCAACATCTTCATATGGCTTCTGTATCGGTTGGTTTTGATACCCGCTCAATAGCCTTCTCATGGGGGCTGTATTCACTTCCAGCCCTTGAAAACTTTTGCTTCTTAATTGGAATTTTTCTGCGCATCTACCGGCAGGTGACTCAGGGTCGGTCGGGGGCTCGGGGGTCGGCTCGGGGGTCGGCTCGGGGGTCGGCTCGGGTTCTGGTTCCTCTGGGCAAGAGCAATCCACAGGGTCTCTGCTTGAACCATCCCAGCAAATGTCCATTGGGCAGATAACGGGCTCTACAATCGGAGCGCGGGGTGGCTGTGAGGCTACGGCATCCTCCGCTGATGGGACTTTTATAGTGAACTCATAATTACCAAAACACTCCATTTGCCTGGAGGTTCCGTCGTCTGAATTAATCACTATCTGAACCTTTTCGCTAAAATCGCTTAGCTGGTTTACTCTTACCCCAAAGAACAAATCCAACTGTTCTCCTGGTTGCAGCTTCGGTAGATGAGAGTAGTCTCCCTTGTGATCATTTGCCGCCATCACGTTTCCGATATTGTAATCTACTATCTGAAGACCAGAGTCAGCCGTAAATACCCTGATTGGAGAACCCTTGAACGCAACCCCAGTGTTTTTTACCCCCTCAGTGGACCCCGAGTTTTGAGCCCACCCGTTACCTATGTCGCTCACTTTTCCGGCCCTGTAAACCTCGAACTCGGTATTAAATGACTCCCATAATATATTAGATGCGAGAGAATCGTCTGTGAAAAGGTTTTGATTATTTGGGTCGAAGAAATACTGCCCCCCATAACCTCTTTTTATAGAATTTAGTCCCTCGTTGGGCTGCGTAAAATTCAGTTGGGACACGCTGCCCCCCTTCGGGATCCCTTGATCTAAGGTTTCGGTGGACCACTTAAGTGCAGATGGTTGATTTTTTATATTGATTAAACTATTCAGTAGGGTCACCTCTTGAGGGCCACAGTTATGCAAGGTTATCGAGAAAATATTTTGATATCCATCATCCTTGGTCAGTTTTTCTAAAATAGCAATTAGATCCATCATTCTCTGGAGCTCATCCGTCTGTAAATCTCCGGACGAAGTTATAGGGAAGTAAAACTGAGGGAGAGGATCTATCGCCCCGCTAAAAGGAGGAGGCAAGCCCTCGTAGTCATAAGCATAGGTTGGGGCGTATTTTGATAAATGCCCCGGGACCCCTATGGCGCAAGGCATGACCATTGTGGGTATATTATCGCCGTACCAGCCTGGATTATCTTCGCCGCCTTCAGACTTATCCGGGTTGATTAATTTAGATACTCCGTCACGCCCTTCTTCTCCTTCATATTTTTCCATTTCGCTGTTTATAGACCACCGCCCCCCATAAGATTTTAGAATAGCGTCCTTCGGTCTTCTTTTGGCTAGATTGCCCCCTTTCTGCATGGCCTGACACATAGCGAACGCAGCGGGGTCATGATAAGTATTATAGGCGCGTCTACCCGCCCCCGATTGGCCGTACCCTCCGGTCAGGACGAAGTCACTAAGAGCTATGATAATCCTATCAGTTACATATTCAGCCCTTGGGCTATTATACATCATGGCCATTGCCTGCGACAGTGCGCCAGTCAAGTTTTCATACCCGCCCGCACGTGCGGCTCGGCTATTCACCTTTCTAAGTAGATTTAATTTGTCAAATGAATCAGGGTAGTCTGATATATCTATCACTACCCCAGACTCTCCTGAGTGGCCGGCAATAAGCCCCGTCATTAGAATGAATCCTATATTGGTTCTTTTTTGGTCTATTGGTATTTTAAACCTCTCTAGGTTTTTTAGATTATACCCAACCGCATCTAGCTGTAAATTAAGATCTTGATCGGGATCTTCCGCGTAGAGTTCGCTTATTAGGCTAGTGTAGTTGGCTATATCAGCTCCTGAAACGGTTGGGCTAGATAGTTTCGCCGGCCAAGGAGGGAGGTTGGAATTGCCGTCTATGGAAGTAAACCCCAAAGCGGGAACATTATAAGTCCCTCCCCATGACAAAGTTTGAGGCATCTGGTAGTCGTCATAGGCCATTATTATCTTTTTGATGACATCTAGGGCTACGGTATATTTTTGGTGCCTCTCTCCTCCAGCGCTTATTGTATACGTCATGCTGCCTGACCCATCTATCATAAAAACAATATCCACGGCTTTGAATCTTGCGTTTATTCCAGGTGCGCCATTAAGGGATGAAAACCCTTTCCCTGGAGCCACCTCCAGCACTGAGGAGAAAGTACACAACCCATGCTGAGTAATGGGGTCAAACAACTGTGCTCCAAAACATGGCTCTTCCGCTTTTTGGTTAATCCCGAATACAGCCCTCAAGTCTTCTTCTATGCTTGTGGATGATTCAATAAATGTTGCCGAAATGGTGTGGTTGTTTTTGTATATTACCTGATGGTTCCATGTTGGGCAGAAGAATGTGGACATGTATGGCCTAGCCTGAGTAGTTAGGCTACTGTCGTCCTTGAGGTAGGGCCTCGGCATCTGGAATCTGAATTTTTTATACCCCAATTGGGACTCTAAAAACTGCAGTATCTCCGCAGCTTCGGAGTCGCTTCTTTTGTCAAACGTTACTGTAAATGTCGACAGGTTTTGGTTTATTCCTTTTTTGAATTTATGGTTGTAATACTGAACGAACTTAGAAGATGTATGAGAGGGGGCATCCTGAATTGAGAATGCCATGCTTGGCTTATGGTCAAAGTTTCTTACCTTTATCCACGGATACTTGATAAACTCATCGGGGCATTTCATATAAATGCTGTGCCTCCCCCTTACTGCTGGCAGAAGCAGCTTGAAATCATCGGTCGATTTAAGAGTAAAGGTCTCCAGTGGAGTCACCTTTATGCTTCCCGTCCTGGCCGCCTCTTCCCATTTCGATGTATCGAAAGATATACCCGAAGTATGCTCTACAATGCATGTGTACACGGCGCCATTAAAGCTCACAGAGTACCCCACGCTATAAGGAGTGGAGGCGCCCCAGGCCGCTGAGGCCTCCACATCGTCCCAGTTGATATCCGAGTCTAACTGTAATTTTCTGTAATATTTAGTATAAAGAATACGCGCATAAGTTTCTCCGGTACAGGGATTTGTGGGACGAGCTTCTATCGTCGTCACTCCCGGGGGCATTAATATGGTGTTAGTTATACAGTCCTCCGGACACCTTATCAGCTTCTTAACCGTGGCGGGATTGCTTACAGTGGAATCTAAAACAGCCAACGCCTCTTCAGCCGTCTCAGTTGAAATTAAATCTCCATCTTCTATTCCAACCGGAATCCTTGCTCCTATTGCCGTTTGGCTTCCCGTAGCCTTTATTGGAGAGAAAACAAATTCTGTGTCCGATAATTTTTGAGTTACCTTGGTTTGCCCTACGTCAAATATGGAATCGGATTCGTCCGGTACGTCTATGTAAAGGCAATCTCCGACCCCTAGGTCTTGGTTGGCGCTAAAGCTTAGTAATCCTCCCTGTATTAATTCAGCTTCGTCCTCTGGGTATTTTGATATTTCTATTAAATTTGTAAGTAGCGTTGCGGCAGCAGCTTCTAGTGAGAAAGTATTAAGCTTTATTGGCACTCCCTTTCGGAAGGTAGTGGTTTTATCTAGAAACACGGGGATCAATGCGTCAAGCCTATCATTATAGCCCGCATGACTCTCTACGTTTCGCAAAGTACTCTCGGTATTGCAAATGAATTTGGCTTGAACCTGATTATTGTTCCTGTATTTTTTGTTATGACTAAAATCCGTACAGGTAAACTTCAAGTCTTCTCTGTACGGGTAAGTGTATTTGAAACTAAAAGTCCCAACATCACTTGATAGTAAGCGGTTGCCTCTGTAGTCTAATGCAAAAATAGATTCATAAGGAAAAAACTTTTCTTGTAAAAAATGTATAATGGCTCGAGCTTCTTTATCCGTCTTGTTCTCAAAGCTTAGGCTTAATTCCATAGGCAGCGAGTTGATAGCCAGATTGGCAACATAATCGGCCCCCTCGCCCATTTTAAATTTATCATCTATTGCGGCGAAATTTGATTTTGAGTTATAAGCTGGCCTCCAAACGAAATCTTGTGTCCAGTAAGTTGACCCTTGTGCGCTGTTCGGGTTGTTGGAACTAGACGAAGTATTGTCTTTAACGCAATAAAAGAATCTACTCATATTGCTAGCCCATGGCTGCTTAAATACGAAACTCCCTACTTTTAGTCCATAAACAAAAACCACTAAAGCAGCGCTAGTGGCGTTGGACGGAATTGACTTTGATTCTATATCTAGTTGGGTATTGTAGTATTCATTTTCATTGAGCTCGCTCGACCCCATTAACCTGTGAGTCTTCCTTAGGTCCGCTACGCCTAGCCGGTCTCCACTCGAATCGTAAAATTTTATACCTACCCCCACCCCTAGGGAGGTGTCAGGATCTACGATATATATTCCATCCTCTAGCTTTTCTTTGATTAAAGTTTTATAGGGGTCTACTGTCTGAGATTTTTCGTTTCCTTTTCGAATCATCGAACGTATGGAATAATTCAAGGATGGGTCTATGGAAAACCGATCCCCAATTTGAACTTCTTGGCTGTTTCTTAAGCTTGCTTCATCTGTAATCTCTATAACGATAATCGACTCGTTTTCTTCTACAATCTGTTCTCCGCCGTCGGTTGCAAGTGGGGTGATCGGCATGTCGTTAATAGTGACCCCCTCCTCTGACGGAAACGCAAAATTCCCAACCCTAACTATATCGTTAACTTGGTATTTTTTTTCGCTTCTCCAGCTATTTGCGGGGATATCCATTATCTGTAAGATTGCTTTATAGACGCTCCACCGGCTAAATATCCACCCTCGGATACGCTTAAGTCGTTACTGTCGATTACTCCATATAAAGAAAACTCTTTTAATGTTCCAAACTTATTATCAGTAAATCCAGTTTCAAATCCTAAATCTTTTAATTTTATATTTAAATTAGCTCTTTTACCTGTTATCTTTAAATACGGATCTAGTCTTTCTCCTCTTATTTTAGCTGTTATGTTTATTGCTTCTTTTGTTACCCTTGTCGGAACTTCTCCGTCAGGGTCTTGATTTCCGCTTATAGGCAACTCAAAACAGGGACTCCTGCTTGCTGAAATTGAATAACTGAAATCTAAAGGATAATTTATTCCAGCATCGTCAGATCCATTTATTTTTGTATTTATCGCATGAGGCACCGTTTTTTGGTTGGGCATAAAACAACCGTAATTGCTAGTTATACTCTCGGAGTTCCCCTCTACGTATCTAAGGTTTCCATATATATCTAAATTTGCTGTTGTTTGTATTACTTGGAATGGTTTTGCGGAAAAAGATATATCTCTTATATAAGCATTATCAAAAAAATAATCGCCCAAACACCCAGTGACTTTCCCTTCATTTACTTGAGGATATACAGTGCTATCTATTAACCCCGTAACATCAAAAAAAGACTGAATGTTTCCAGTATTCATATAATAAGTTATAGCCAGAGAGCCTTTTGTCGGGCCTGCTGCCGCATAGCTTCTTAAAACCTCGATCTCTCCCTGCTCGATGTCGTATTCGTAGCTTAAGGTAGTTTCGCCGGTCGACCTCACTTTTATGTAATAATCCCCAGGATTAACATCAGCGTCTACGATCAGGCTTTGGCCGCCGGGGTAGGATATTTTTGAGCCGCTCTTAATTACCTCTATAGAATCCGAAAGTTTAACCCCTGGGCCATTTGGGGGGCCCATCAAGAACCCGGAACTATGCGCTTCATTAAAATAGACGTCACCAGTCTGCAACGCAAATGAAATGTGGTGGTCGTCCGCGAACTTTTTTGCATCTATTGGCTGAGA